AATTTTATATCAGTCGTGCCACATATTACACAAACAAGGTAGATATTTCATAGTACATTTTAAGGAATTATTTGCACTTGATGGTAAGCCAACAAACATAACACTGAATGATGTAGAGAGAAGGAATACAATAGCGAGTTTGTTAGGTGATTGGGAATTGATAGAAATTGTTGGGGTAGCTGAACCTAAAGCCCCACTATCACAGATAAAGGTTTTGTCATATAGAGATAAAGAAGATTGGGTGTTGGAAACAAAATATAATATAGGTTCAAAGAAAAGAGTAGATTGAGGAATTGTTATGAGTGAAGTGAAATTGCTTCGCCTGAAATCAGGTGAAGATATAGTTGGTGATGTGGAAGAAAAGGATGATGTGGTGTCAATAACAAACCCAGCACAGATAGTACCGATGGGTGATCCAAGAGGTGGTAATGTGCAGATGGGGTTTGCACCATGGTGTCCTTTTACTACCGAGAAATCTGTGGATGTTCCTAAAGATTGGCTTGTTTTTAGTACCACAATGAATAAAGATTTACTAAATGGGTACAATCAAATGTTTGGTTCAGGCATAGTTGTTCCCAATTTGAGGGTAGATACCAAGAAAGTATTAAGCGAATAGTATTGACTTCTTATGCACCATAGTGTATAATGAATAATATGGAATCGTTTTATACGTCAATAATTCAACGCGGGAATACATTTCTCATCCGCAAAATTGAGGATGGGAAGCGTGTGCAGGAGCGGTTGGATTATAAACCTACATTATTCCGGCCCACAAAAAAGAAATCAAAATATAAAACTCTGCAGGGTCGGTCTGTGGAGCCGATAACTTTTGGCTCCATTTCCGAGGCCAGAGATTTCATCAATCAGTATAAAGATTTGCCAGGTTTCGTGTATGGTTTTGAAAGATATCCATACACCTGGATTTCTGATACATATGAGGGGTTGGTGAATTGGGATAAGGAGAAGATTCTTATTCTTACTATTGATATTGAGGTCGCTAGTGAGAATGGTTTTCCAGAGCCCAAAGAAGCAGAAGAAGAAGTCCTAGCCATTACGGTGAAGAACCAAAACACAAAGAAGATTTTGGTGTGGGGCATAGATGAATTCAAAACAGACAGGGATGATGTGGAGTATGTCCGTTGTCTGGATGAAAGGGAATTACTCGAGCAATTTGTGGAGTTTTTCTCACAAGTCAAGCCAGATGTTATAACTGGTTGGAATATAAACTTCTTTGATATTCCTTATCTGTGTAATCGTATCACCAAACTATTCGGTCCTAAAAAGACAAACCTATTATCTCCGTGGAATGTTGTATCAGAGGAGAAGGTGACATCTTATGGTCGTGAATTCACCAAGTATAATATTTGGGGTGTTTCTAATCTGGATTATATGGACATCTATATGAAATTTACATATAAGAACCAAGAGTCCTTTGCTTTAGATTACATAGCAAGTATTGAGTTGGGTGTAAAGAAGGACAAGAATCCTTATGATACATTCAAGGAGTGGTATACAAAAGATTATCAATCGTTTGTTGATTATAATATCAAGGATGTGGAACTGGTAGATGCTTTAGAAGATAAGATGAAGTTGCTTGAAATGTGTATCACTATGGCATATGAGGCGAAGGTAAATTATATTGATGTATTCTCACAAGTTAGAATGTGGGATGTTATTATTTTCAATTATCTAAAAACAAAAAAGATAGCGGTGCCGCCAAAAATATCAGAGAGTAAAGGGTCTAGGTATGAAGGGGCTTATGTAAAGGACCCACAGACAGGACAGCATAACTGGATAGTATCGTTTGACCTCAATTCTCTTTATCCCCATCTTATTATGGAGTATAATATTTCTCCAGAAACTATGATTTCGGAAAGATTCCCAAGGGGTATTTCAGTAGATAAACTTTTGACTAAGGAAGTAGAAACTGATTTTCTGAAAGAGTTGAAACTAACCGTAACTCCTAATGCCGCTTGTTTTAGAACCGATAAGAGTGGCTTTCTCCCAGAGTTGATGGAGAAAATGTATGAGGACCGTGTGAAATTCAAAAAGTATTCATTAGAGGCCCGACAACGATATGAAAACACCAAAGATAAAAAGTATCTGAAGGAGATATCCAAGTATCACAACATTCAGATGGCAAGAAAGATAGCATTGAATAGTTGTTATGGGGCTATCGGCAATCAATACTTCCGTTATTATGATGAAAGGTTGGCTACTGCCATAACAACATCAGGTCAGTTGTCTATTAGATGGATTGAAAATAAGGTGAATGAATACTTGAATAAAATTTTACAGACAGAAGGTGAGGATTATGTGGTCGCTTCTGATACTGATTCCATCTATGTGAAGTTTGATGAGCTAGTAAAGAAAGTTGAACCGAAAAACCCGATTGACTTTTTAGACAAGGTGGCATCAGAGAAGATGGAGCCTTATATCACCAAGTGTTATGAGGAATTGGCTGAGTATGTAAATGCTTATGCACAGAAGATGGAGATGGCAAGAGAAGTTATTGCTGACAAAGGTATCTGGACTGCCAAGAAACGATACATCCTAAATGTGCATGATAGTGAGGGTGTGAGATATGAAGAACCCCAACTGAAAATAATGGGTATTGAGGCAGTGAAGTCCTCAACACCAGGACCGTGTAGGACAAAGATTAAGGAAGTGTTGAAGGTGATAGTGAATGAAGATGCTTCAGCGGTCAATACTTTTATTCAGGCTTTTAGGAAAGAATTTCTCGTTACTCCGGTTGAAGAAATAGCATTCCCACGGGGAGTCAATGGCATAAAGAAGTGGGGTGATGCCTCAAACATTTATAAGAAAGGAACACCAATGCACATCAAGGGTGCTTTGATTTACAACCATCTTTTGAAGAAACATAAACTGACTAATAAGTATCAGCTGATCCGGGACGGCGATAAGATCAAATATCTAAACTTGAAGATGCCGAATGTTTTGCAAGCTAATGTGATTTCTTTTTTGGGTGAGTTGCCTGAGGAGTTTAGACTGCATGATGTAGTAGATATGGATTTACAGTTTGAAAAATCTTTTGTAGATCCTTTACAGTTTATTGTAACTCAGGTAGGTTGGGAGATAGATAGAAGTTTTGGCACAAGTAGGACATTAGAGGCGTTATTTGGATGAATAAAGAATTATATAGTTATTTGGGCGAGCACAACTTTTACTTGAATAAAGGTGAGTTTCGCTACATCACGGAGACCTATGGTAAAGAAGAATGCCGTAAAACGATTTCGGAATATGTGGCCCAGGAACGGCCACCGTTTCCTTTTAGGGAAATACCATATGATAAAATGGTATCAAACTTCCAAAAGCTGAAGGCTGTGGATTACACCAACTTTTTGGTTCCAGTAGAGGCGATAGAAAATGAAGTGATGGAAAAGTATGATGATTACAAATACAACTTCAAGGAACACGGACTTGGTCTAATAGAAACACCATCAACATACAACACCTGCTCTGATTATTTTATGAACCATTTGAGGTTGAAGTGTGGTTCTTATTCACATATGGCCCCGGCACAATGTTGGGAAGAAGGTGATGCCAAGAAAATATGGGCCTCTATTGGTGGCTTGTGGCGTGGAGTAAATAGCACAGAGGACTTGAGTCCGAAAAGTGTGATGGAAGTATTACGCTTAGGCACATATATCGCCACACAATTCAAGCCGATTGTAGCAAAGACGGTCTATAATATGACTGGTGCTAAAACTGTGCTTGATACTTCTATGGGTTGGGGTGATAGACTTACTGGTTTTTATGCCTCAGATGCAACACACTATATTGGTTGTGATCCGAATCCTAACACTTTTGAGGTATACCATCAAATGATACAGGAGTTGGATAAAATGTCTCCCGGCAAAACAGTGCAGATATATAGGTGTGGCGCTGAAGATTTACCTTGGGATGATATTAGGGATGTAGATTGTGCTTTTACATCACCACCATATTTTTCCACAGAGAGATATAATGAGGGTGGAGATTTTGAGGAAGACCAGAGTTGGAGTAAATATAATGAATACAGCATTTGGCGCGATGAGTTTTATCTGCCTGTAGCGATAAATAGTTTCAATACTTTGAGTGATAATGGTTTTCTAATCACTAATATTATGGACCCCAAAATAAAAGGCAAGAGGTATCGGTCTGGTGATGAGCTGGTGGATTCCCTGAGGGCCCATTGGATAGGTCAAATAGGTATGAGAATAATGCAGAGGCCACAAGGTAAGAATAAGTTTGAGACCAAGGAAGACCTTATAGAGTTTATGAATAAGGTTTATATAGAAAATTGCTGGGCCTTTGGTAAGAATAAGGAGTTTGATTTGTTCCGACATAAACGCCGAGCCACACTTGAGGGTTTATTCGGATAAACTGAAGATTGACAAATGTATACAATAGTGTATAGTATAAGTTATATAGAAACTAAGGATTTATTTTATTATGTCTATTAAAGCAAGTAAGTGGATGGTGTATTGGTATGATGAGGGCGAGTGGAATGAGTTATTGCTAACAGATGCACCCACATACGCAGAACATTTATTTACAAGTAGATTAGAATGTATATTAATACCAAAGAAAGCATACGACGATCCCGAAAATGCTGATATGCTTGATGATATAATTAAAGATGAACTCTGTGTTTTACCAGCGAATAATAAATTGGATCAGTTAATGAGTATGGATGAGTCAATAACAGATCTATAGCAGGTGCATCAGTACCACCGGTGGTACTGATAGTAAGGCTATGGATTTTGAAATTATAGAACCTTGGGAATAAAATGTTAGTTACTAACGGAGTTAATAACAGACCGACATGTATAAACATAGGTTGTAAACGTCTATGTTGCTACAGTGCCAAGCTACCTAACGGACATAAAAGATGGAGAGCAGTATGTTCGAAATGCCATCTGGCAACCCAGAACATTACCAAAGGTCTGAAGACAAGAAGGGGATTGATAGATTCAGGACTAACATTTAAAAATCCTCATTCTGTTGGTCTACCTGGTTGTTGTGCTAATCACGATGGCTCGGTTACTGGTACCCCTTGTCAGCATCCACAGCCATTACCAAAAGATGTTACGTCAGAGATTGATCACATAGATGGTGATTATTTTAATAATACTTGGAAAAATACACAAGTATTATGCAATGACTGTCATACCACAAAGACTGCTCAAAATGGCGATACCTCAGGGCATCTTGTAAATATAGATCAAGAACTTCAAAATCAAGACACACCTTGGACTCGCTCATTTGACGCACCCGGCGGCGCATCATCTGATGCGGCAGATGAAGAATATAAAGAGTTGTTTGGAAATAAAAAAGCAAAACCTGGTGAGTTGCGGGCAGATATCTTTGGCGAAGAGGAATATTAATGCCAAAATTAAACAATTTTGAGAGCCAAACGGATGTAAATGATCGGTTTTTTAGGCAATTAAAAGC